CAAGATCACGCAGCAATGGCGAATTTTTATGGGTAAACGATCGTAAGGAGAAACATCATGGTACAACAACGCAGAATCGCGAAGAACACCGTGGCCGGACATCGAGAGTCCCTCGAAGCGGCCAAACGAGCAATCGAACCGTCCAGCCCTTTGCCGGCGCGCGCGCGGATTCTCTTTGATAACATTCTTGAGGGGAAGGAACGCAGCTGCTGGAACAAGAACGACGTCTGGTTAGCAACCCGTCTCGCGGTTATGTGCGTGCGGCTCGAGGAAGTCAGCGCGGAAGTCGACGAGGAAGGCTTCACGATCCGGAACGACCGCGGAACCATGGTCGCAAATCCGAAGTTCGCGGTTATGGAGCAGACGATCCGCTCAATCCAATCGCTCAATCGGCTCCTCGGACTCTCGGCAGGAGGCCGCGGTCAGAACTCGACCGAGCAGAAGCAGCGTAACGCCTCCGAGACGATCGCCAAGAACGCGATCGAAGATGCGCAGGACGAGAGTCTGCTAGCATGAGCAACGAAGCGATCATATGCGGCCCGATCCCGAAGCTGCGCAACGTCGATCGCCTCGCGATCCGGAACCTGACCCGAGGCGAGCGCGTTATCCGGTTCGCCCATGACAACCTCGTCGTTCCGGAAGGCATCCACGTGGGGAAGAAGTTAAAGCTGGATCCATTCCAGCAGGCTTTCATCCTTTCGATATTCGACAACCGGACGCCGACCACCCTCGCCATCCTTTCGATCGCGAGACGGAACGGCAAGACCTTCCTCGTCGCGGTTATCCTCCTTGCCTTCATAATCGGGCCGGAGGCAGTCGAGAACTCGACCTTGGCGTCCGCGGCTATGAGTCGGGAGCAGGCCGCGCTCGTCCACGGTCTGATGACGAAGATGCTCCACTTGTCTCCGAAGGTTCGCGGCCGGTACAAGATCATCCCATCCACCAAGCGCATCTTCGGACTCAGCAAAAACGTCGAGTATTTGGCCTTGGCCGCGGACGCGAAGACCGGCCACGGGAAGGCGCTGCTGGTCGTCCTCCTCGACGAAGCCGGACAGATCAAAGGCCCACAGAGCGACTACGTTGACATGCTAGTCTCCTCGCAGGGATCGTATGAGAAGCCGCTCTTCATCGTAATCTCAACCCAAGCCCCAACCGACGCCGACCTCCTCTCGACGTGGATCGACGCAGCCGCAACCTCCGGCGACCCAGCGACCGTTTGCCACGTGTATACGGTGCCGGAGGAGGCGGAGATCGACGATAAAACGCAATGGGTAAAGGCGAACCCAGGCATTGGGCGCTTCCGTTCCTACGCGGACGTGGAGAAGCAGGCGAAAAAGGCGAAGGAGATTCCAGCCTCAGAGGCAGGCTTCCGGAACCTCATCCTCAACCAACGCATTTCCCTCGAGCGGCTCTGGATGGGGCCATCGCTGTGGAAGCTCGGCGCGGGTCTTCCGGACATGGACGCCTTCCGTCAGTTTCCGGTCGTCCTCGGCCTCGACCTCTCGAGTCGCCAAGACTTGACAGCCGCGGTCGCCTCCGTAACCGACGACGACGGACTCGTCCATGTCGTTCCGTTCGTCTTTACGCCGATGCAAGGTTTAGCGCAACGAGCGAGGCGCGATCGAGCGCCATATGAGCAATGGGTCTCGGAAGGCAAGTTGATCGCGGTGCCTGGCCCCACGGTCGACTACGATTGGGTTTGCGAGTTCCTGATCCGCGAGACAAACGGCTGGAACCTCCGCTCGCTCGCCTTCGACCGTTGGCGGATCGACGACTTCAAACGCTCCGCGGAAGACAAGCAGCTGCGGCCGGAGGAGTGGGAGCAGGTCGGTCAAGGGTACAAGGACTTCTCGCCGCGCATGGAGAGGTTCGAGGAGGAACTCGTCGCCGGTAAAATCCGCCACGGCATGCATCCTCTCCTGACGATGTCGGCCTCCAACGCAATCGCCGTCGCCGACCCTGCCGGCAACCGCAAACTCGACAAGTCCAAGTCCACGCTCCGGATCGACCCATTGGTCGCCGCGGTCATGTCCGTCTCCTCGCCGAAGCATCACGAGACCGCCGGTGTGCAGGATGGAAGTTTCATGATTTTGTAGGCTTCCCTTTCGCGCTGGAATGGACGATACTCAGAGGAGAATTCGCGGAGATCGTCCCATGCTCAAGCCTGTACAGAAGTCAGCCGAGATCGAAGAAGTCCAGAAGGAGGAGCGAGCGTTCACCGTTGTCGCTTCCGACGAAACGGTCGACCGATACGGCGACATTGTCAGAGCTTCTGGTTGGGATTTGAAAGCCTTCAAGAACAACCCCATTGCCTTGTTCGGCCACGACCATCGGAGTCCCATCGGGACGGTTCCCGAGGTCGAGGTCAAGAACAAGCAGCTGCTCGCGAAGATGGTCTTGGCTCCGGAAGGAACCGACCCGTTCATCGACAAGCTCTGGCGCTTGATCGAGGCAAACGTCCTTCGCGCCGTCTCCGTCGGCTTCATGCCGACCGTCCAGCCCAAGATGATCCGCGACGAAGAGAACGACCGCATCATCGGCTTCGACTACGATGGCCAAGAGCTGCTCGAACTCTCCCTCGTTACTGTACCGGCGAACCCAGCAGCATTGGCGGTCGCGCGGTCTCTCTCCTTTGACGACGCTTCCACGCGTCGCATCTTCGACTTCGGCGACCGACTCCGCAAGGCGAAGCTAATGAACTGCGAACTCAATTTGGCAGTCGCCGAGAGTCCGCACGCCCAGTAGGGCAGACCGCAGCAAGTCCCTTTTCCTATTGGATGGAGTACACGACATGAACGAAGCAATCCAACGCCTGATGGCACAACTCGGCGACTTCCGCGCGAAGGCCGAAGTCATCAAAGGCTTCCTCAACGATCGCGATTTGACCGACGCTGAGGACAAAGAATTCGCCGAAGTGCTTGGCGAGATTCGCAAGATCAACGGCCGCATCGAGCAGCTCCGTCAAGCCGAGCTTCTGCTGGTTGACAAGTCCGTAATCCTCCCGACTCCGGCAGGCGTACAGACTCCTGTCTCCGACATCGTCGAGGACGCGAAGCTGGACAAAGGCGTCGCGATGGCTCGCGCTCTGCGTTGCTTGCTACAGGCGAAAGGCTCCTTGGCTCTGGCTGGCGAGATCGCTGAGCAGTTCTGCAGCGACACTCCGTCGATGGCCAAGATGTTCAAGGGCCAAGCGATGGGCCTCCTGCCGAAGTTCGGCGAAGAGAAAGCCGCGGTCGCCGCAGCCACTACAACCGGCGCCACTTGGGCCGCTCCTCTGATCTGGCAAACCAACCTCGTCTCCGAGTTTGTCGGTCTGCTGTATCCGAAGACCATACTGGGCAACATGACCGGCTTCACCGAAGTCCCGTTCAACGTCTCGATCCCGCGCATGACCGGCGGCGTTACCGGCGGTTGGGTTGGGGAAGGCGGCTGGAAGCCAGTTAGCGCCGGAGCGTTTGATCGGATCGAGCTGAAGTGGAACAAGCTCGCTGTGATCGTGGTCTTCACCGATGAGATGCTGCGCTGGTCAAGTCCCGCGATCGACGCTCTGATGCGCGACAACATCGTCGAGGCGTTCGGCGAGATGGTTGACCAAACCTTCATCCTGTACACCGGAACCGCGAGCACGGCCAAGCCTGGCCCGATCAACGGCAACGGCGCAGGCGCGGCTCTTCAGGCAGTCCCTTCGACCGGCATCACGGTCGACTTCGTAACCGCGGATTTGAACTCCGCGATCGGCAACCTGACCGCGTCCGGTATTCCGATGCGCAACCCGTACTGGGTAATGTCGCAGCGGACGTATCAGTCGCTGCTGACCCTGCCTGGGGTTAATGACGAGTACGCCTTCCGCGCCGAGATGTTGCAAGGTCGTCTGCTCGGTTATCCGTTCATCGCGTCGACCTCCGTGCCGATCAACATGGGCGTCGGGACTGACGAGTCGTTCATCACGCTGCTGGATGCGTCGCAGTTCTTCCTCGCTCGTGAAGGCGTTTCGTTCGACATGAGCAACCAAGCGACGCTCGAGATGGATTCTGCGCCTTCCGGCCCAGCGACCGTTTCGATGTGGCAGACCAACATGACGGCGCTGAAAGGCGAGCAGTACATCACTTGGCGCCGGAAGCGCGACACGATGGCCTCCACCATCACTGGCGTAGCCTACTGACCGACTGCGGCTCCTTCGGGAGCCGCTTTTTGGAGGACTCATGAAGACTGTTATCACAGCCGTTTGTTTCCGTCGTAACGGCGAAAAGATTAAGCCACGAACCATCCTCGAACTCGAAGACGCAGAAGCCGACCGTTTGGTGGCTGCTCGTTATGCAAACTACCACTCCGCCATTCCGGCGAAGGGCAGATCCAAGCGTCGCGATATGCGAGCTGAATGATGAGTTGGCTCTCGCGGATATTCGCGTCGAAGCCCTCAGAGACCAAAGGCGTGTCGCCATACGGCGGCGTCAATTGGCCTCCAGAGGCTGGCTTCCAGCATAACGTGATGCGCTCTCCGAACGGAGCCGGCATCACGCCGACTGCGTGGAGCATTATTCTCGGGATCAGCCAAGACATCTCAACGCTCCCTCTCGCGGTCGGCATTCGCGAAGCTGATGGCGTTTTCAAGAAGATGCCCAACAGCGAGATTCAAGGCGTCATCGACGTCCCAAACCCGTACCAAACGAACATCGACATGCTGGCGTATTTGGTCGCCTCGCTCCTCCTCCGCGGTAACTGTTACGCATACACGCCGAGGAACCGAGAAGGAACCATCACCGCCATCCACCCTTTGCCGCCAGACGCGGTTCGACCGTCGGTTGTCAACGGCGAGGTTTACTATCAAGTAACCTTCGGCGACATGGTCAACCGGCAAAGCGCGTTAGTACCGAAGCGCGAGTTGTTCCACGTCCCATACCTTTTGCTGACCAGCTTGGTCATAGGCTCCTCTCCTCTCGAAGCGGCTGCCCTTCCGCTTCTACAGCAGGGTGCGATCAGCGAAAATATGGCGGCTTTTTTCCAAAACGCAGCGCAGCCTGGAGGCGTCCTTTCAGCCCCAGGCACCATCAGCCCAGAACTCGCTTCGAGGATGAAGAAGGAATGGACTGAGAAGTTCAGCGGAGGCAAGTTTGGTCAGGTCGCCGTTCTCGGCGAAGGTCTCGCGTGGTCGCCGATGATGATGACGGCCGCGGACGCGCAACTGATCGAGCAGCTCAAGTTTACGACGATTGACATCAGTCGCGTCTTCCGCTATCCGCTCGTCAAGCTCAACGCTCTCGAGAACGCGACGTACAGGAACACGGAAGCGCAGCAGCGCGATTATTACATCTCATGCCTCCGGCCTCTCATCGAGAAGCTCGAAAGCGCGATGGATCGCCATTGGGGCTTCCCTTACGAAAACCAACCGCGCATGTTCGAGTTCGACATGACCGCGTTCCTCCGCTCCGAGGCAGACGTCCGCGCGACGACGTACAAGACCATGCTCGACTCCGGCGTCATTTCGATTAACGAAGTCCGCGCCGCAGAAGGTCTCGCATCAGTCGATGGCGGAGAGTCTCCGCGGCTCCAAGCGCAGTACGTTCCGATCAACGAAAAGCCAGAACCTACTCCGCCAGCTCCGGACGCGCCGCCAGACACTCCCTCCGGCGATCCTGCACCAGAACCGGCCAAGTCCTTCTCCGACGCTGGGGTCTGGGACTCGGAACGCTCCTACAAGCTCGGAGAGGCTGTCACGAAAAGCGACGCCTATTGGATCTGCAAGGAGGATACCGATGATGAGCCTGGCACCAGTCCGGCATGGCGTATGATTCTCTCTCGAGGGAAGCGCGGCCCAGCCGGAAAAGACCACACAGAGGAGCTTGCCGACCTCCGCGAGCAGATTCGCATTTTGAAGGAGAGCGTTGATGGCCCGTTATCTGACTAACCCGCTCATTGCGTTGATCGAGGCGTCGCTGCCAGACAACAGCACAGGCGAGATTACACCGGCCATCGTCCGCCAGTTACTCGTCGACATGGTCGAGTCCCTCCGGCCCACCGGCGCGTATTTGGCGAACGGGAACACGATCACGCATACCTTCTCGACCACCAACTGGGAAGTCGTGCCAGGCGTGTTTACTTCCGGAGAGACTCGGGACGCGACAGAGATTGGGGTCAACGTCGGCGCGAACAGTTTCACGGCGCTCTTCTCCGCGGACTACAACAGCGAGGTCTCCGTCACGATCGCCGGAGGCGCGTCTGAGGTTATCGACTTGGCCATCGGCGTGAACGGCGTCCCAACCACCTTCTTCCGCGTCGAAGCACAGATGCTTGGCGCGACCGAGCCGGTCTCCGTAAACATGACCGCGTACAACGCATTGGCCGCAGGCGATGTCGTGACGCTGATGATGGCTTCGCGGACGGCTCCGGCCAACGGCGTCGTTATCGGGCCTGCTGGATTTATTTTCCGGCTTATTCCGTCGAGAGGTGTATGATGGCGACCGATTACTCGCTCCTCACGCTCGCACAAGTCAAGGAATACCTCGGCATTACCGATACCGCGAACGATGCGACGATCGAGAAGATGCTGCCGGTCGTCACGCAGTGGTTTGAGAACTACTGTTCGCGCGGTCTCGCCTTCCTCGCAGGAGTCGTGGAGGAGGTCTGGGACTACTCCGGCAACGAGCTGTTCCTGTCTCGTTTCCCGATCGCGTCGGTTGCGTCGGTTATCGTTGAGGGCGGCGGCGAGATCAGCGACTACAAAATCAACAAGCGCCAAGGTTATCTGTTATCCAGTCCATACGGGTTTTATGCGCCTCGCATGAACGGTCTCCAGATCGTCGTGACGTATGACGGAGGCTATCCTGACGTGGATGTTCCTTCCGACCTCGGGATGGCCTTTGCGAACTGCGTCGCTGTACAGGCCGGACTTACGCCTGCCGGCGTCGGTGTAGCGGCTCCGATCAAGCAGCTGGGCCTCGGGTCAGGCGCTCTCTCGATCGGCTTCGATACCGGCTCTACAGCCGGAGGGACGACGGGAGGCTACAACGTGTCGGGAGTTCCTCCGATGCTCCAGCCTTTCGCTGCGACGTTGGACAGATACAAGGCGAGGGAGGTTGCCTGATGGCTACTCTTCCATACATCGACTTTCCCGCGATCAGCGCGACGGCCAAGGCAGCCATCCAATCCTATGGAACGCCGGTCGAGTTTCTCGAGGTCGGCCAGACGTCCGGCCGCGTCGTCAAGGCAGTCATCTACAAAGACCAAACATCGGCTATCCTTCTTCAAGATGCTGACAGTTCTCCTGCGCTCGCGCTCCTCGATCCGGACGACTTCCCGACTCGCGGCCCGCAGAAGTTCGACATCATCAAGTGCGCCGTCGGAGGATTCGCCGGCATCTGGACGCTGACAGCGGACGCCCATCCGATACTCGCGGCCGATACGTTGCCGCTGTACATCGTCGAGCTTCGGAGGAACTAATGGCCAGCCAAGACGTAAGGCTCGCGTTCAGGGCATCTCTTCAGGCAGAATTCCCTTCAGTGGCGTTCGTCGAGTCGATCGCCGTGCGGGTCGACAACAACTCGCTCCCTCCGCTCTGGATGAGCCTCGAGTTCATCCAAGGCGTTGATCAGGCGATGTGTATCGGGAAGCCGACCTTGTGGCGTGAGACCGCGGTCGTCCGCGTTTGGGTCGTCGCGCAATCTGGATCCGGAGACGGAGCCGCGGTCGCGCAAGGAGACGCGGTCGCCGCGTTTTACCGGAACTGGTCGAGCAGCTCTCCGTCGATTCGCACACAGAATGTTTCATCGCCCAACAGCCAGATCGAGAGTGACGGGAAATGGGCGATGTTCTATGTAGATGTACCGTACCAATATGATTATTACGTGTAAGGAGTAAGCCACATGCCCATTTCCGCAGACAGCGCGTCGCTGGCCATCGTGGCCATGACAGGAACGCCTCCAACCGTTCCCGCAACTCCGGTATTCATCAGCGCGAGAATGACTGGCGAAGCCGTCAATTATGCGCCGACGACTACAACCTCCGGCGAGCTTGATCCGTCCATGCAGGTTCGCGACTCGATCCTGACCGGCGGCGAAACTACCGGCGACATCAGCTACGAAGTCAGCACCAACGACTTCTTTGAGACGGCCATGGCGGCAGTCTTCGGCGGAACTTGGACTGCCGACGTTCTCGAGCCTGGCACGTTGCTCCCTCAGTACCTCCTCGAGAAGAAGTTTCCAGACATTCCAACCGTCGGCTCCACAGCGTACCATCGGTTTGAAAATACGGTCTTCAGCGGCATGACGATGGAAGTCACGCCTGGTGCGCCGATTACCGGCAGCCTGAGCGTTTCCGGCGGCGTCCTCGAGCTTGATACGACTCAGATCACCGGCGCGACGTACCCATCTGCCGGCGACGACGCAATCCTCGTTCCGTCCGACGTTACTATCGCGATGGACGCTTGGGGCGCAACCTCTTGCTTCGGTACGCTGACCATGACCTTCGACAACGCAGCTCGCGGTCTCCAATGTATCGGTACGCTCGGAACGGCGCAGCAAGTCCGCGGTCGGTTCAACTGTACGATCGAGGCTGAAGCGTATTACTCGAACGACGCACCGCTCCAAGAGCTGCTTGATCAGGACGGCTTCCCAGTCTCGGTCGTAATGTCGGACAGCGCAGGCGTCCCGCAATACACGTTCGTCTTTCCGTACTGTAAGCTGACAGCCGCTCCGGTAAACGCCGCGGGAACGGACACCGACGTGATTATCGCGTTGTCCATCCAAGCGTTGTACTCCGAGGCTGACGGCTACACTTGTCAGGTTACTCGAGCGACGACCCCATGAGCAATCTCTTCAAGAAGTTCGAGTCAGACGTCGAGAAGGAGCGCGATGGGGTTCCGGTTTTCATCGAGGACTCCGTGATTTGGGTACGTCGCGCCGGAGGTAATAACCGCGCGTACAGGTACGCAATGGCCGTCGCCGCTCGACCGTATGCCGAGCAGCTCCGCGGCGAAGTCGGGCCGGAACTCTTCAACATCCAAGAGGCGATCCTCCAGCAGACCTTCGCGGACTGCGTGGTCGTTCGCTGGGAGAACGTCGACGACCGGAACGGCGACCCGATGGACTGTACGCCGGAGAACTTCCTCGACCTCGTCAGGAGTTGTCCGAGTGTGTGGGACGCGATCAAGGAAGCCGCGGTCGACGACTCACAATTTCGCGTCGCCGCGGAGGACGGAGAGCTGCTGGGAAAGCCGTTGTCTGGGAACTTGAATGGGGGCCGCGTCGAGAAGACCTCGAGCGACTCGCAGCAAGAGGCCAGCACGTCCAAGCATTAGCCAATCGGCCGGAGATTCCAATATATTTGGCTCCGGCTTGGGATTGTTACCTCGACCTCGATTGCGCGGTCAATTGGATGGAGGTCTCGGCTTGGGCAACGTATCACGCCGTTGATTTTGATTGGCTCTGGTCGGTTCTCCGGATCGTCAGAAGCGAGGTAACAGAATGGCAGCGCCAGAGGTCATCCAAGGCTTCAACAGCACGAGAAAAATTCTCAAAAAAGGCCAGCTCCAAAAAGACTTGATACAGGTCGCCGAGAATGATTATCTGCATCTGCTCCGCGGTATCGCCTCGCAAGAGACCGCTGAGCAGATTCGCCTCGGGAACAAGCCCACCAACATCATCGTCGACAAACGCCGCAACAAGCCAATCTCTCAGGCGACGTTCTCCATTCAGGTCTTCTTCGTAACCGCGACCGACATGATCAACGCGCTCAAGGACGGCTGGGCGATGATGCAGCGGCTCATGGCTCGCGAGACCGGACTCGCAGCCAAGTCTCTCGAGGTTTGGCAGAGCCAGAACGGCAAGAACTCGAGAGCAGGCAACCATCCCTCTTCGATTCGCGAAGCCGGCATCACGCGCGGAACCGGCTTGTACATCGCTGGGCCGATGGTTCCATACTCTCGGAAGTTCCAGTGGCAGTCTTCGCGCGGCAAGAAGTTTGCGCCGAGTCGCCGCTCCGAGTTGAAAGGGATGAAGGCCGCGGCCAGACCGAAGACGACGGTTAGCATCCAAACTCAGGTCGCGAAAATGTTGCGTTCAAAGTATCCTCAACTCAGGTTCGTGGTGGCTTGGATCGACGTCCCGAACCTTAACACGTCAGGCAAAACCGCTGTGAGCAAAGTCCCGACGATCGGCATCTGGCAAGCTAAAAAAGGACGCATATAATGGCCGCAGTTACGCAGCGCATTTATGAGCTTCAAGTAAAGCTCGCGGCCCAATCCCAGCGCGATCTCGAGAAGCTCCAGAAGACGGCGAAGAAGACCGGCGACAGCATGAGCTCTCTCGCGAACGCGATGAAGGCGGTTGCCGGAACCTACGCGATCAGCAAGACCATCACGGCCGTTATCGACGCGACCATCGAGTCTGAGCGCGCATTCAAGCAGCTCGAGACCGTCGTGGAGTCGACCGGCGGCGTCGCAGGCTACACGGCCGAGGAACTCCGGACGATGTCCTCGGCTCTCCAAGCCGTTACGACTTACGGCGACGAGACAATCCAAGGCGCACAGGCGCTGCTCCTTACGTTCACCAAGATCGGCCACGACACATTCCCAGCCGCGACCGAGGCTGTCCTTAACGTCGCGACCGCGATGGGAACCGACCTCAAGTCGGCCGCGCTCCAAGTCGGCAAGGCGCTCAACGATCCCGTCCTCGGCATGACCGCTCTCTCGCGGTCAGGCATTCAGTTTACGGAGGAGCAGAAGGAGGTCGTCAAGGCTCTCGCCGAGACCGGCAAAGTCGCACAAGCGCAGGCCATAATCCTCGCCGAACTCGAGACGCAGTTTGGCAACTCCGCTCGAGCGGCTCGCGAGACTTTCGGCGGCGCGTTGAAGGCTCTCCAAAACGCATTCGGCGACCTCCTCGAAGGCGACACGAGTTCAGGCGCTCTCACGCAGTCGATCAACGACCTGACTGATGCGCTTTCTGATCCGCAAGTCAAGCAGGCCTTTTCAGAAATAACATCTGCCGTCCTTACGCTCGCGACGACCGTTGCCAATGCCCTTCCCACGTTCCTCGGCTTCACCCGTTGGGCAGCCGAAGAATTGGCAGCCTTCTCCACCGGCGCAGCGATCGGCGACATCGTCCGGCTCGAGGAGGAACTTGGGAAGCTCCAAAAGCGGCTGTCCTACGTCAACCCCAAAGACTCTGTCGGCATCGAGCGGCTCAACGCCGAGATCGCTGCTGTACAGCGCAAGATCGACATAACAAACGAGCTTGCCGCGGCCGACGCCATCGCTGCCAAAGAACGGCAGAACATGGAGGAAGACCGGAAGGAGGCGGCAGAGTTTGACCGGCAATACTTCGCCGAGCAAGGCGAGAGGGAAGCTGCGCGAGCCAAGGCTCTGGTTGAGCGCAAAAAGCTCGAGGAGGAGCTGGCCAAGATTTACGCGAAGGAGCGCGAGACTGCCGCCAACAAAATCCAGCAGATGACGAAGGAGCTGGAGCTGCTACAACTCGGCGCGGACGCGCTCACGACTTACGCGCAGCTACAGGTCGACATTTCGACCGGCGTGATCAAGCTGACTGAGGAGGAACGAGCGCGGCTCGAGAACTTAGCCGAGCTGATCGACGCAGAGAAGGCGCATAACGAAGAGCTGGCGATTGGCGAGACGATCACCGCGGAATACGCAACGGCCGCGGAAGTTCTCCAGCAGCGCTTCGTCGTTCTCAATCAGGCGCTCGCCGCTCAAACGATCAGCCAAGAGACGTACAACCGCGCCGTCGCCGGAGCCGCGGACGCATACGTGGTCGCGGACGAAGCCGCGAGGAAGGCGAACGAAAACCTGACCATACAAGAGGACATCCTCAAGAATCTCGAAAGCTCCATGCCGCAGTACGTCGGACAGATGTCCAGCGCCATGGTTGATTTCGCGACCTCCTCCGGCAACGTCGCGGACAACTTCGCTGATATGGCGGCTTCGATCCTGAGCGACATCGCGAAGATGATCACGCAGATGCTGCTGATGAAGGCGATTAAGGCGAGCCTTGCTGGGACGGGCTTTGGCGCGTTCCTCGGGTTCGCAGAAGGAGGCGCGGTCGAGAACGGCAAGCAGGTCAAGCCATTCGCGAAGGGAGGAGTGGTTACCAAGCCAACCATCTTCCCGATGGCGAACGGAACAGGCCTGATGGGAGAGGCTGGGCCGGAAGCAATCATGCCTCTGTCGCGCCTCGCAAACGGCAAGCTCGGCGTCGAGTCGTCCGGCGACAGTTCCGGCGGCAGCGTTACGGTCAACGTCATCAACAACAGCGACGCGACCGCGACCGCGGAGAAGACTACTGGGCCGGACGGCGAGACGATCATCAACGTCATGGTCGAGAAAGCGGTCGAGAAAGGCATCGCCGCGGGACGCTTCGACAGTACGTTGTCGACAACTTACGGCTTGACGCGGAAGGGGAGGTAAACATGGCAGCCACAGTACACGCTTGGCCAGCAGACGCGCCGCAATTCGCGAACGGATGGGAGGAGGAAAAAGATCCAGTCACGATCCGGTCGACGATGGATATTGGCCCTCCAAAGGTTCGCCGGAGGTATACTCGTTCCATGAGCAAGTTCACCGTCTCGATGGTCGGAAGCCACGCAGAAGGGAACGCTGTCCAAAGGTTCTTCGAGTCGGAGATTCAAGGCGGCGTAAACTTCCATACATTCCTCCATCCTTTCGAGGGAACCGTCCAACAGTTTCGTTTCGTCGAGGCTCCAGCGATCAGCAACTTGAGTTCGCAAGCCGTTTCGATAGCCATGCAATGGGAGCAGCTCTGATGCCGCGCGATATTACGACGTTTGCGAGGGAACAGATTTTTGCGACGACGTCTGATCAGGCGTTCCTCGTCCTCGCGACCGTCCGCCACGAGCCAACCAACACCGTCTTCCGCGTCGTCAACAACACGGAGAATATCATCTCCCGCGGCGAGGAGTTCGTCGCGTATCCATTTTCGCTGATCCTGCCTTCCGAGTCCGGCGAGGGCATCGGCGCGGCGACCTTCGAGATCGACAACGTCGACCTGACGCTGATTGATATGCTTCGTGGCGCGATCCAAGCTCCGCGGATGGACATCGAGGTAATCCTGTCCAGCATTCCGGACGTCGTCGAGATCGGCGTGTATGACCTCGCGATGCGCGAGGTGACGTGGGATGTTTCGACGATCCGCGGCAAGCTGCTGAATGAGGACGTCCTCTCATCCGGCTTCCCAGGGTACTCTTACACGCCAGCCGAATGGCAAGGACTCTTCTGATGGAGCTTCAAGACTTCGTCGGCATCCCGTATGTTTCTGGCGGTCGCGTTATCGAAGGTCTGGACTGCTGGGGTCTCGTCCTCCTCGCGGCCAAGGAGCTGTACGGTTTTGATCTGCCGGATTATTCCGCGTACAAGGACAGCGACAACCTCGAGCAGATCAAGCCGCTGTTCGAGGCGCGGTCGGATTGGTCGCGCGTCGATCTCGAGGACGCGGTCGATGGAGACGTCGTCGTGTTGACGATGATGGGACATCCGATTCACGCAGGGCTTTACGTCGGAGGAGGCCGCATGCTCCATTCGATGTCCGGCCGCGATTCTTGCGTCGAGCGGTACACAACCAGCAACTGGGCACGCCGCATCGAAGGAGTCTACAGATGGCAAACGCGCTGATCCGTCCGCACCCGCTATCCGACAGAGGACAGATCGAACTCGTCATGCCTTCCGGATCGAATCTGCAGGACATCGCAGACGCGGTTTGGGCCCAAGATGCGCAGACCTGCGTCGTCCTTACGATCAACGGCGACATCATCCCGTCGAAGTACTGGAAGCAGGTACGGCCGAAAGACGGCGCGATGGTTCGCGGCACGTTGACGTTCGCGGGAGGCGGAGGCGGAGGCAAAAAGATTTTGGCGCTCGTCGCGATTATCGCCATAGCCGTCTTCGCGCCATACGCCGCCATTGCGATGGGCTTCACGACGACCGCGGGAGCTTTGACAGGTCTCGGTTACGCAGTCGCAGCCGGCATCAGTATGGTCGGCAACATGCTGGTCAACTCTCTCTTCAAGCCAGCAGGCGTTTCGGCCGGAAGCTCCGGCAGCTCGACCGACCCGAAGGAGAGCCAGACCTACAGCATCACGTCGCAGTCGAACCAATCCACGCCATACGCGGCGATCCCTCGCGTGTACGGCAAGCATCGCCTCTTCCCTCGCCTCGCAGCGACTCCGTTTGTCGTCAGCGAGAGCGGCGAGCAGTACCTGTACATGCTCCTCGACTTCGGCTTTGGGCCGCTGTCCCTGAGCGATCTCGAGATCGGCGACACGCCGCTGTTAAACTACCAAGAGGTCAGTTATCGCATCCACAAGGAGTTCGTCGCAGGAGATCGCCTGTCCATCTACACCAGCGACGTTTACGTCGAGACGATCGGCTCCGAGCTTCAATACAACCAACCGGTCATTCGCGTCTCCGCTCCGGAGTCGATCAAGCTCGGCGTCGACCTCGCCTTCCCTCGCGGCCTCGTGACGTACAACGACGCTGGCAATCGCACGCCGCGGTCTGTCAGCTTCGACATCCAGCTGCGGTTGGAGGGATCGCCGACATGGATCGGTTACGGCGCATTCCCTTACACAACCTCCAGTAACCTCACGACCACAGTCACCGCAAACGACGTCCTCGTCGACGCAAACGTGCGAATGACCGAGGCGGACGAGAAGCCGATTTATGGCTTGCCGAAAGGGACGCTGACGCTGACGGTCAAGGCTGGCTTCGTCCCGACGCCGTCATACACGCTCGTCTTCCCGAACGGAGAAGCCTACTCAATCGCCTCCGTCGCAGGCAACATCATCACGCTCGCCCAACCGCTCAGCGAGGACTTCTTCGTCGGCACGACGTCCTCGACCACCTTGTCCCTTCCCGCGACGGCGACCACCAGCTCCGCCTCTCGTCTGACCGTCAAGGCGTCCTCCGCAGAGCCGGTCTTCGTGAGTCTTTCTCTCTCGGTTCCGAAGGGCAAATATGAGATCAGCGTCAATCGCGTAACCGCGGACAACACCAGCTCGAGAACGCAAGACCTTGCCGCGTTCAACTCGCTCCGGAGTTCCGCCGATCGTCCGCCGATCGCGCCTCGCGTCCCGCACACCATCATGGAGCTTCGGATCAAGGCGAGCGAGCAGTTGAGCGGTCAGATTCGCACCCTTTCCGCGATCGCTACTGCTGAACTCGCGTCTTGGGACGGAACCGTTTGGGCGAAAGCCCCAACGAGAAGCCCTGCAGCAGCGTTTCTCGACGTTTTAATCGGTACGGCGAACCGGAGACCCATGCCGGCCTCTGCAGTCGATTTAGACAGCCTGCAGGAGTGGTCGGAATATTGCGAGACGATTTACCAAGGCGAACCGCTGTACCTCTTCGACCACGTCGTCGACTACAACACGACGATTTACCAGCTGCTCAACTCGATCGCCTCCGCCGGACGAGCGACACTCAGCTGGCGCGACGGGAAGATCGGCGTCATCATCGACCGCAACCAGACCGTTCCGGCGCAAATGTTTACGCCTCGCAACTCTTGGAACATGAGCAGCCAGCGAATGTACCTCGAGACGCCTCACGCGCTCCGGATCGCCTTTGTTGATCCGGCGATCGGTTATGGCGAGTCGCAGCGGATGGTCTACGCGGATGGATACGACGAGAACACCGCAACCGTCTTCGAGGACTTGAAGTTGTTCGGCGTTACTCGAGCGACCCAAGCTTGGCGGGATGGCCGATACATGCTCGCCCAAGGACTCCTCCGGCGCGAGGAGTTCACAATCGAAGTCGACATCGAGAACCTCGCATGTATTCGCGGCGACCTCGTTTGGGTACAGCACGACGTCCTCCGCGTCGGCGGCGACTCGAGCCGGATCACCGACGTGATCTCTGATACAGAGTTCTACCAATACGACCCGTTGCCCAATCTCGCTGCCGACGAGTACGGCGTCCGCATTCGCCGCTCGAGTGACGGCTCCCTCGTCGGGCCGATCAAGGCGACCGCGTCTCCTCCTTACGGCTGGGTGCTGGACGAGCCGGTCGAGCGTATGCAGCCGGACGACCTTATTGTTTGGGGAACGCTGACGAAGGAGACCGGCGAATATCTCGTCAAGAACATCCAGCCTGGCAAGGACTTTACCGCGTCGATGACCATGGTCGAGATCGCACGCGCGATTTACTCCGCGGACACAGGCCCAATCCCGCCATACTTCCCTCCGCAAAACGGTCGGCCGGACGGAGTCCTTGCGCAACCGCCAACAAACGTCCGCGTTGTCCAGAACAACAAGACGATCGCACGCAGACCCGCGGCCGACATCGTGCTGCTTTGGGATACACCGGACGTCGGCGTGTATGAGCGTTACAATACGTTTACCCGAGGGAACGACGGCTCCATCATCTCGCTCGGCACATATGACGACTTCCGCGTCGTTCTCGCGGCGAACGAGGACTTGCTGACGTCCGACTATGTCAGCCAGTCGTTCGAGTTCGCGGTCAGCTCCGTCGATTACACCGGCGGTTCTTCGACTCTCGTCTGGACAACGGAGGAGATTTACAACCCCAACTACGTTCCCGACGCGGTCGACTTCTTGGCGAGCAACGTTCAAGGCGAGATGACGACGCTGACTTGGCGCGATCCGCTCCCGAACGGGAACGTGGGCAACGACCAAATCATCGGTTACGACGTCCGTTGGGCGCCACAGGTCGACGCCTCCTTCACGACCGCGACTCGGATTGCTGACCTTGTTCCTTGGCCAGCATCGTCTCTCTCGGTTCCGACCCGCAACGGCGCATACCTTATCAAGCCATACACCTCGTCCGGCATTTACTCGGTCGAGGCGAAGCGAACCGTCATCCAGACCGAAGACATCCAGCGGATCGACTACTACACGACGCCGCGGTTCAACCCAGATTGGCAAGGGCAGCTCATCGATACGGAGATCGTCGGCGGAGAGCTTCGTCTCAAGCCGCTCGCAGACGGCAGCTATCCAGGCACCGGATATTTTATCGCGGCATATCGGGAGGAGTTCAACCAAGTCCTCATCTGTCAGATCGCCGCACAGATGGCTGTGTACGGGTTTACGACCGGAGACGTCTTGGGTGGGCCGAAGTTCAACCCGCTCGCGAACGCAACGCCGCTCGGCGCGGTCGGCGGCGCGAACAATTACGATGCGAAGCTGTGGGTGGCGAGTTCCGATCGGAGAGGAGAGACGCTGAGCGATTGGCAGCCCATCGCAATCGCCGATCCTCTTGCCGGTTCAACCGTCGATCTCAGCGCAGACGCTCGACCGATTATCAACGGGCAGTTCGAGGGGCAAGAGATTTGGTTCCTGATCGAGCTTCGGAGTTTCGACCTGCTGACGACTCCTTCGGTCGTTGTCGGCGGCGCAAACATCGACTTCCCAGAACGCGAGGAGAGCCTGAGCGATTATTTCGTCCCAGCAGGCGGAACTAGGATAACATTCAGTTATCCATTCGTGTACGCTCCTTCGGTCGCGGTCAGCCTACAGAACGCTGGAACGTATGACTTTGTCCGCAGAGGCGCGGTCGACCAATACGGGTTTGACATCGAGGTTCTCGCCGGAACCGCCAAGTCAATATTCAGCAATGGCTTCAGCGACGGCTTCTTCAAACAATCCGGCGAGCCGGTCGACGGCAGTGTCGATATTATCATCCAAGGCGTCGGGAGGGTTGTTGTATGATTCCGTTAAGAATGAGCGTGAACTTTCATGTCGGGAGGACGCCGGTTATTAAGTTTGCTATGGGCGACGATCTCGGCAACGGCGTCTTCGTCGGGCGAGGGAACGCGCTGTTGAAGATGGACGACGGAGTACAGCTCACGTTGCCGGACGGAACCGTTTTGACTGGAGTACAATTACGCCAAGCGTTAGTCGCATTGGCCACCATCGCGGAGCAAACCACATGAGCCAGTATCAACTGCCCAACATCGATCCGGACGTAAACACCGGCACGCAACTTTCCCAATGGCTGAACCTTTGGGCAAACGCTCTTGAGACGACGCAGATTGGACCGACTCGTCCGGTCGGCGTCTCTGCTGGCTTCCTGTGGATCGAAGACGTCAGCCCGACGCTATGGAACATGAAGGTGTTCGACGGCGTTCAGGACATCACCATCGCGAGCATGAACCCAAGTACCGGCCAGCCAATCGTCGGCGGTCTCGGAACCGCGGCATATGCCGACCTGATGGAGACGTTGTTCGACGCGACACCTGGCGCGGTAATGACGACCGGCGCATTTGGTCTCGCAGGCAACGCGCTCAACACGACGAACTACGACACGCTGTCGGCCTCCGGATTTTATTACAACGCAGCCGCATCGACTTCCGGCGCTCCATCGGCCGCGGCCAACTTCCGCGTCTTCCACCACAACATCAGCGCCAACGAGGCGTCGCAGATCGCCGTCCTCGGTCTCCTTTCTTACTCGAGGAGCAAGGCGGCTGGGACGTGGGGCGCGTGGGTAACGAATTGGAACTCAAGCAACCTCGTCAAGCAGACGTCTTCTTCCGACGGCGCGGTCGGTCGCGCTCTCTTGACAGGCGCGTTCGGGATCGGCGGCAGCGTCATTGCGAGTGCCGACGCCAACGCGATCGGCTTTGGCGGTTTGTACGGAGTAACCGCGGGAACCGCGAACATTCCGGTTGGGCAGGCTGGGGCGATCATCAGCTGCGTCTCGGGAACCTCCGCGGCAACGCAGCTGTACGTCGCCGACGTCGACTCCGCGATGTACGTCCGGTCGAAGGCCGCGAACGTATGGGGCGCATGGAAGACCGTCTCGCTCAGCGGAGGCAATCCACAAGTCAACAACACGCTCGACAAATGGATAAACAAGGGGAGCGTTACCGGCTCCGCGGCCGTCAACCCGCTGGATGGCGGCGCGCAATCAGCAGCGATGATCGGCGACACCTCGTTCACCTTCACGACCGCGGGCATCCCTTCGGGCTATTCGTGCGTGATGACGCTACAGCTGTATGGCGGGTTTGTGCCGACCTTTCCGGCCGGCATTAGCTGGCCAGACGCAACGGTGCCTGCTTACGACACAGCAGCAACCTACACGTTCGAGTTCGTAAACAAATCCGGAACGGTTAGTGTTTCCGGCTTCCAATCCGGAAACAAGATGGGAGTCCCAGCATGAGTCGGAGAGCGATGTTAATGGCCGCAGCCGGATCGGGCGGCGGTGGGGGCGGCGGATCGGGCGGCAGCATTTGCAAATACGGGGTCGCGGCCAACGCGCTGAAATTGTTTTCCGGTCTATCCATGACACAGCTCCCAGCTCTAAACGGTACGATGCCAGTAGTGGCTCTTGATCCGTTGGGCAAGATCGTTATCGGCGCGGCAGCACAACTTCTTTACGTTTGGACGTTCAACGGAACCGGCTGGACGCGACAAACTTTCCCTTACACCAACAGCGCTTGGCAAGGCGTATTCCACGGCAAGTTCAGCGGCGATGGTCAGACCCTGTTCATGGGAGCAGCGACGGACGCTTATGCCGACATTTGGACGTCCTTCAAGCGTGTGGGCGATAACTTCTTCGAGTCGGAGAAGCTGATTTCGCCCACCAGAATATTCCAGTGCGTTCCGTCGTTCGACGGCAATACGGTGCTGCTTGATAGCGTCTTAAACCCAGTTACGTTCCGCGAGTACAACTTCAACGGGTCGAGCTGGACGCAGGGCATCGCGGTCGGTAACGGGCCTGCCGATACGGCTATCGTTTCGCCCACCCTCGGTTTTAACACGGTAAACGGCAGCTTGTACGACCGCGTGCTTGGCGTCAATTCTTGGGTTCCGACGGGCGCAGGACTTCCGACGCCGTCGTCGGGGTGGGTGATTGTGCCGACGGGCAGCGACAACGCATTCAAAGGCGCGTCGATAAATTCGTCGTGGAACCAGATCACGTTCCTCGTCGGCAGCGCGACCGGCGGCGGTTCCGAAACGGGCGACACGGTGGTGTTGTCTCCACCATTGGATACCTTCAACGCAATGACGTGTGGGCCGACCGGAGAGATCGCGGTAAACCGCTTTTTCTTCTATGACACCGGAGCAGCATTCCCCGTTGCGCTGTTGGGCAACGCAACCAGCGTCAGCGTCACGCCGAACGCCGGAGATGCGCTCATTTATGGCGGTGATTATTTATGATTTACGCCGTCATGTTTTCGCTGGTGTTTTTGGCTGGCTGTTCCAGCGGCTATACCCGCGACGGTGTGACGGTGGTGACTTATTGCTTGCTCGGTGGATCTTACATCGACGATACGAAAACCACTCTCAACCACGAAACAGCCCCGCAGCAATGCGACTCAATCCAGAAGGAGAAACACCCATGAAGAAGTTAATCGCATTAACCGCGCTGATGATCGTCTCGACGTTCGCTTTCAGTTCGCAAGGCGACGACGGTTGCGTCGGCAATTGTTCCGGCTCCTCGCCGACGACGATCGAACAATGGCAGGCCAACATCCAAGCCCAGCAGCAGAAGCAGCAGCAAACCGCTACCGCAGACAGTCGCTCCGACAGTCGCTCCACGTCAGTGTCTGGCAGCGTCAGCAACGCAACGGGAGGTAGCGCGGACAACTCGGTCGTCGTCGACGCCTCGAGCGACTACAACGGCCCCAAGGCTTCCTCCGCGGCGAGCGTAGTGGTTGGAAACTGTCAGAGCGGAGGCTCGGGACAGACGCAGTCCGGCGGTCTCTCGACCGTGTTCGACTCGACCCAATGTCAGGCTCTCCGGCAAGTAACGGCCGAGCAGCAGCTGTACGTCTTTTACACGGAGATCGGCGACGCTGAGCAGGCCGCGGTTCATCTCGAGAATATGAAGAAGTTCAGCAAGCAAGCCGCCAACGCCGTCGATAACTCCGAAGTGACCAAGACGGTTGGTGGCGGCTTCCTCGATCTGATCCCAGTCGGCGTGATCGCCTTCCTGCTGTAGTAAAAGGAACGGCCCATTGCGGGCCGTTCTTGTTAGGCGCGAGTTATCCGTCGTCCGTCGACGAGGAACTCGGCATAGTCGCCGTCCGGCATCAGAAGACAGCAGACGCGGACGTTGAGCGGCATATCAAAGGCCGCGGTTCCCGCGCTCGCCGTTCGGTCGATAACCGGAATGTCCAGAACGTCAACCACGTACATCTTCGCGCCTTCTTCCGGAAGACTCATGGGGCGAAGCTGCTCGCACTTCCATTTCACTTCGTCGCCGTGGACGAACTTCTCGAGACGGCTCATCTTTGCGAAGAGTTCCTCG